AATTTCTAGAACCTTTGAATTACTGCTTTCCCAAGGTGTTCTACCGCCGGCTCCCGACGAACTGCAAGGACAAGATATAGATATCGAGTACGTTTCACCGCTTGCTAAAGCACAAAAGATAGGCGACCTACAAAATCTAGTGCGCGGAGTAGAGATAATGACCAGCTTGGCAGAGGTTATTCCAGGGATTACGGACTACATTGATAATGATGGATTGGTTCAATACCTGGTTGAGATCACCGGAATGCCGGCAAGAGTGATTAGATCCGATCAAGAAGTGGCAGCGATGAGAAAAGAACAGCAAGAGGCAGCCGCAGCGCAGCAATCACAAGAGCAAGATATGCAAAATTCAGAGCAAGCGCGTAATGTTGCGCCTTTATTGCAAGCCTTACAAGCTAACCAGGGCGCGGCTGAATGATGGATATTGAAGATCTACAGCGCGTTTATAGAGAAGTCTTTTCCTCTGATGAGGGCAAGAGAGTTTTAGACGATTTGAAAGCCAGGTTTGGTTTTCAGCAAACCACGCACGTTCCAGGTGATCCCTATGAAAGTGCGTTTTTCGAGGGTCAGCGTAATGCTGTCCTATTAATTTTAAGAATGATGGAAGAAAAAAGAAAGGATCTAACAAGTGAATGAAACAGCAGAGGTAATTGAGCAAACTCAATCTCAAGAAACACAACCACAAGAAACTCCAGTAGCTTTTGCAGATACGCTAGGCGAGGAGTTTAAGGGCAACCCTATATTCAAAAATTTTCAAGACGTAAATGGTTTAGCAAAATCATATATGCACGCGCAGCGCATGATCGGTGCTGATAAAGTAGCGATCCCAGGTAAGCACGCGACAGATGCAGAGAGGCTAGAAGTCTATCAAAAGCTAGGTGCGCCGGTAAATATCGATGGTTATGAGGTAAAATTTCCCGAAACCTTTACAGCTGACGAGCAAAAAGCCTTTAAGGAAACGGCATTATCCGTTGGTTTAAATGGTAATCAAGCCTCTAAAGTTGTCGATTTTCTAACTGAAACCTTCAACCAGGCAAGCGCGCAATCACAATTAAACGCTGACCAGGTAGTCGCGGATAATCGTGCGGAATTGCAGAAAGAATGGGGAAATGCGTTAGATCAAAAGCTGGAGAGAGCACGCGGTGCTGCTGTTCATCTATTAGGATCCGACGATATTTTCAGTGATATACAACTAAAGGACGGAACCCATTTGGGTGATAATCCACAGATAATAAGAATGTTTGCTGCTTTAGCTGACCAGATAAGTGAAGATACCCTGGGCGGTCCTACAAGTGAGCAGATTAGCACACCAGAGGAACTTGAGCGCGAAAAGCGAGAACTCATGCAATCTGGTAGTCCATATTGGAGCAATACTCATCCCGATCACGATAAATACATTCAACGTGTTTTGAAGATCAATGAGGATTTGTATCCAGAACCAGAGGGGTAATCTTCGGATCCCTCCAGGTAAAAAATATTTTGGGTCTTTTGCGAGATAACCCACCTAAATTTTAACTTTTTTAACGGAGGTACTTACAATGAGTACACAAATTACTACTGCTTTCGTTAATCAATATTCTCAGAACGTATCATTATTATCGCAGCAAATGGGTTCATTACTGCGTAATTCTGTGAGAACTGAGTCGGTTAACGGAGAAAAAGGGTTTTTCGAGCAGATCGGTTCCGGTGTAGCGCAAGCTAGATCTAGCCGTCACTCTGATACCCCATTAATGGATACACCCCATGCGAGAAGAATGGTGAGTCTTGTGGATTATGAATACGCAGACCTTGTAGACGACCAGGACAAAATCCGCATGTTGATCTCTCCAGAGTCAACATACGCAAAGGCAGCGGCAGCCGCTATTGGTAGAGCTATGGATGATGAAATCATCGCAGCTTTAGGCGGTACAGCTAAAACCGGTGTATCGGGTGGAACTTCAACAGCTTTACCTAGTGGGCAAAAAATCGCTCATGGTAGTGCTGGACTAACGATTGCAAAATTGGTTAGTGCAAAGAAGATCCTAGATCAAAACAGCGTGGATCCCTCAATAGAGAGATTTATCGTTGTTTCACCAGAGCAGATAGAAGATCTATTAAACTCTACCACAGTAACAAGCGCAGATTTCAATTCGGTAAACACTTTGCCTATCTAGGTGGAAACACTTAGATGAAAATCCCTTAAATTCGGTGAAGGCTTTAAAATGCTAATACCGAGCCAAGACTAGAAATAGTAAGGTGTAGAGACTTGACAGGGGATACCCTAACATTCAGTTGAGGGTAAAGATAAAGTCCAGACCACAAACATGAGAACATGGTAGTGAAAACTATAGTTGGTACGGAAGGCGCTAGTTCAAGGAGAGATGGATACTTTTCTCGGCTTTAAATTTATAACATCTAATCGTTTAAAAGATAACGGAACCTCAAGGCTTTGCTATGCGTATGCTAAAGAGGGGATGGTCTTGGGAATGGGTAAGGAACCCACTGCCAGGATAGATGAACGATCAGATAAGTCATACAGCACGCAGATCTATTACTGTTCTTCTTTCGGCAGCAGCCGTCTTGAGGAAGAAATGGTAGTTGAAATTGCGTGTAATGAGTAAGGAGGATTGAATAATGGCAAATGTTAATACTACATTAGTAACCAATTTTGAAGCCTCACCTCAAGTGATGAATCCAGCACATCAAATGCACGGAGTTAAGCGAATTTTGCAAGGCACAATCGCTCTAGCTGCTGGTGATTTGAGTGCTAGTGACACAGTTATGTTGGCTCCTATTCCGACTAACGCGAGTGTAACAAGTATCAAGCTATTCAATGACGACCTGGATAGTGGAAGTACAAACACTTGTGATGTTGGTCTATGGACAGCTGATGGTAACGTCACAGCGGTTGATGATGATTGCTACGCAAGTGCGATCACCGATCTTCGTGCTGCTGTCACTACCGGAACTGAGGTAGCTTTTGAAGCGCGTAACGTCAATTTGATGGGTCAAAAAGTGTGGGAAGATGCTGGTCAATCATCTGATCCAGGCGGATATTACAATATCGGCTTGATTTTTGATGCGGCTGGCGACACAGCTGGCGATCTATCATTTATGATCGAATACGTCGTAACTTAAAATTAACCAGGGGTGAGCAATGCCGAGTGTTGTGGAAATTTCTAATAATGCGCTTAATGCGATTGGAGCAACAAACATTACTAGTATGGATGAAAACTCTAAAGCTGCGCGTGTTATTAACCAGGTGTACGCTAATGTCCGTAACGAGGTTTTTCGTGCTCACCCCTGGAACTGCTTAATTAAAAGGGCAACTTTAGCGCAAGATGCTTCTGCTCCGGCTTATGGATATACATATTCCTATACCTTGCCGGCGGATCCTTATTGCCTAAGAGTCCTGGAATATTCAAATGGATCGCAAACATATCCCTTTGATAACCTCACAAACAATGCTGGCGGTAGTGTATTTGTGATCGAGGGTCGTAAGTTGCTAACAGACGAGTCAACGGCAAAGATTAAATATGTAGCGCGATCTGAGGATCCAAATGAATATGATGCTGGTTTAGTTGGAACTTTGTCAGCTAAATTAGCCTATACTATTTCTTATGCGTTAACCGGATCGACAACAGTAGTGCAGCTGCAAAAAGCGCTATTCGATGAAAGATTGCGTGAGGCTAGATTTATTGATGCAACAGAGGGTGCGCCGCAGCGCATCGAGGCTAGTGATCTAATTGAATCGAGGTTGTAATGGCACGATCAGCACCAGCTATACAATCCTTTGTAGCCGGAGAAATATCGCCACGATTAGAGGGCAGAGTTTCTATAGAGAAATACAAGGAGGGGTTATCTGACCTAACAAACATGGTTTCTATGCCGCATGGCGGTGTAGCGCGTAGACCAGGAACAGAGTTTTTAGGAGAAGTTAAAACAAGCAGCGTTAAATGTAGGCTTATTCCGTTTCAATTTAAAACGACAGATACTTATATTTTGGAGTTTGGCGAGCAAATCATGCGGATTTACCGCAATGGTGAGCAAGTTTTATCGGGTACAACAAAGACTATATCGGGCGCAACCCAGGCAAGTCCTGGTGTAATAACAGCAACATCACACGGATATTCTAATGGTGACGAGGTTTATATTGCCTCAGTTGCCGGTATGACCGAGTTGAACGGACGAAATTATAAAGTTGCTAACTCGACCACGCATACGTTTACGCTGACGGATCTATGGGGAACAGCGATTAATACTACCGATTTCACAGCCTATTCAAGTGGCGGTACAGCTAATGAAATCCTGGAGGTGGCGACACCATATCCGGAGTCAGTATTAGCGGATATCAGATTTGCTCAGAGTGCCGACACAATGTATATCGTTCATCCTAGTTATGCGATTAGGACGTTAACGCGATCCAGCCATACCAGCTGGAGTTTTGCAACACCATCGATCTCCGGAACACCGAGTCCGAATATAAATAATGCCACCGATAATTATCCAAGTGTGGTCACGTTCTTTGAGCAGCGGCTGGTATTTGCTAACACAAACGACAATCCGCAGACTATATGGTTTTCAAAAACAGCGGATTATACGAATTTTACAACCGGATCCAATGCGGATGATGCGCTAGTTTATACAATCGCTAGCAACCAGGTGAACGCAATTCGCTGGCTAACAGCGACACGCGTTATGACAGTTGGCACAGCTGGAGGAGAATTTGTGGTAACAACCACGAATGATGGACCTATTACTCCTACAACAACGCTGATCCGAAAATATAGTAATTACGGCACAGCAGCGATAGATCCGGTGCAAGTGGCGGATGTTACATTATTTGTCCAGCGCGGTAATCGCAAGGTCAGAGAATTTAGATATGTCGGTGATATTGATGCGAGTGGATACACAGCGCCGGATATGACCATCCTGGCAGAACATATTACCGAGGGCGGTATAACAGAATTTGCGTATCAGCAAGAACCAGACAGCGTTGTATGGGCGCTGCGTGGTGATGGTGTTTTATTGGGGATGACCTATCGCCGTGAGGAACAAGTTGTTGCCTGGCACAAGCACACGATTGGCGGTGTGTTTAGTACCGGTAATGCGGTGGTCGAAAGTATAGCGACGTTGCCCACAGATACCGGTGAAGATGAATTATATATGATTGTTAAAAGAACGATCAACTCACAAACAAAGCGGTATGTAGAGAAATTAAATGTATTTGATTTTGGAACAGTTGCTACCGGATCTTTCTTTGTTGATAGTGGCTTAACCTATTCGGGTAGTGCGGTTACGTCATTTAGTGGTTTATATCATTTAGAGGGCGCTACTGTTTCTATACTAGGTAACGGAGGATCACATTCAGACAAAGCGGTTAGCAGCGGTGCTGTATCTCTGGATTTATCTGCAACAACGGCGGCGGTCGGATTGGGTTATACATCAAATTTACAAACATTGAGGCTTGAGTCCGGATCCGTTGATGGAACCAGCCAGGGAAAACCAAAGAGAATACACCACATAACGCTGCGATTATTTAGAACAGTAGGGTTAGAGGTAGGATCATCGTCTGATGATGTTGATCGAGTTCCTTTTAGAGATAGCAGCATGGCAATGGATACAGCTGTTGAGTTATTTACCGGTGATAAAGATATCGAGTTTGCCGGTGGCTTTGAGGAAGATGAGCGCATTTATGTAAGGCAAACACAGCCTTTACCGCTTACTGTCCTGGCGCTTTATGCACGAATGAACACTTTTGATATATAGGTAGAGCCTTGGAGTTTTTAACTTTTTTAAATCTGGTATCCGCCGGATCGTCTTTATTAGGCGGTATTAATGATAAACAAGCAGCGGATAATGCAGCGGCAGCGGCACAAGAGGCAGCGAATTTTAATGCAGATCTTATCGAGAGGGATGTAGATCTCCTGGAAAAGCAGCGCCGTTTTGTGAATGCGAATTACAATGTTTCTAATGATCGAAAGAAACAAGGATTTAAAGCGGTTCAAGGTGAGGTAAAAGCCAATTATGCGTATGGCGGTATTGATGTTTCTGAGGGTACACCGATTGATGTTCTTAAAACAAATGCCAGGGAAATGCAGTTTGAGTTGGATACAGATAAATTTAATAACGATGTCGCTAATATGCAGATCGATGATGCTCAAGAGGATGCCAGGTTAAATGCTGAATTGGCGCGCATGGAGGGCGGTAGTGCAGCTGCATCACTAAGGGCGCAAGGAACAAAAAGCCTTATTCAAGGTATCGGTACGGCTGCCAGAACTCTTTATACATAGGTGTTAGATGCGTATTCCTTTATATACAGCGCAATCCAGGGCAACGTCCGAGGCTCCAGGAAAGTCGATTACTGCTAGAAAAAACGTACAATTAGCAGCACAAACAGAATTAGCAAAGGGATCACCATTCTCTGCTTTTACTGATGAGGTTTCGAAATTCAGCCTGGAGAGATATAAGGTTGTAAGGAATAATCTGCTAAACGAGGCGGATCTAGCAATGGACGAGTCGATGTATGAATTGGCTCGAAAGCTGGAGAAATCTGGCGATTATAATAATATTCTTGATGGTGATGCGCCTAAATGGAAAAGCGGTGCAGAGGCTATTAAAGCAGAACTC